GAGCTACCCTTAGATATCCAGCAGATATGGCAATAGGTTCTGATACTGACTATATTCAGTTTGATTTCTTTGAGTATTCACCACCTATGCTTACTAAGGGAAGTGGGTTAAATAAACAGTCTGTAGAAGATTTAACAAATACAGAAGCATTACAATTACCTAATAAAGCAATTAATGACCTTAGAGCAGGTGTAGGTTACAACCAACTAAAAACCAAGATTGATGGTGAACCTAATGAAATTGATGGTAACTTTTCAAGAAGGGCAACACAATTCAATCATTCAACAGGTGCTAACCAACAAATACCATCAATTCAACTATACATGCCTCAAGATGTAAGTACTTCATCTGCTGCATCATGGGGTGGTAAAGAATTTGGTAGTGCTGCTGCTGGAATATTAGGTGCTATTGGTGGAAATTTTGAAAATGCAATAATAGAAGGAGTAAAAAGTATACCTGCTGGTATGGTTGGTCTTACAAGTGATGTGGTATCAAAAATACTTTCAAATTCAAATCAACAATTATCACAAAATGACGTTCTTGCTGCTACCAGTGCTGTTATTAAAAACCCAATGGTAGAACTGCTGTTTGGTGGTCCTCAAACACGTAATATTGGATTCAAATTTAAGATGTCTGCTAGGGATGAGAAAGAAGCAGAGGTAATTCATCAAATATGCCATATATTTAAAATGGAAATATTACCATACTTCGGTAATGCTCAAGGTGATGGAAAGAATGCTAGTGGTAATAGTAAATTTACCAACTTCATTAAGATACCAGATTTGGTCAGAATGAAGTTAATGAATGGTAGTAAGATGCATCAATACCTAACACAATATAAAGGTTTAGCATTAACAAATGTAGACATCAACTATACACCAGATGGTTCTTATTCAACATATATGGGTGGATATCCATCTGCAGTAGAACTATCAATTCAAATGGTAGAAACAAAGATTGTCTACAAAGAAGATCTACAACAAAAAAGAGACTGGAGTTACTAATGTATTTTTCAATATTACCAAATCTAAAATACGACAAGAAACAACAGAGCTTTCCTTTTTCTAGTTCTGACTATATCTTAGTAAAAAACTTCTTTAGAAGATTTCAGGTAAATCCTGATATATTCGATTATGCTGTTTTCTACAATAAAATGATTGTAGAGAATAACATGAGAATAGAGCAAGTTGCTGATAAAGTATATGGTAGTAGTGGTCTAGATTGGGTTGTTGCAATAACAAATGATATTACCAATCTATATCAAGATTGGCCAGTTTCTGATTATTCATTACAAAAATGGGTTGAAAGTGAATATAGCGATCCATACTCAACTATACGATATTATGAAATTAAAGAAGATGTGAAAAATGACAAAGGAACGATATTTTTGAAAAAAGGTCAAAAAGTCGATAAAACCTTCTATGACGGCAGTTTTACATATAACAACGAAGATGTAAATAACTCAGTTTCAACAATTCCTGGAAATACGATAAGTAAAGGTATTTCGATATTTGAAGATGAAACTAGAAGAAATGATGTAAAACGAGAGATCTATATCATCAAAGGTCAATTTGTTAAACCATTAATTGCGGACCTAAAAAAACAGAGCACCTATAATAAGTGCTCTGCGTTTGTTTCCAAAAAAGTCAAAGAAACCTTAGTTTAGCTCGACTTTTTTGACCAATTTTAGTCGGGATTTTTTTTCCCGAATTCTCATAATCAAAAGTTCAATTTCGCCTCTAGTCTTCGTTTGCTAAAGCAGCAAAATAACTTAAGGCATCATCATCATCGGCCACAGGCGATGGTTCACTCTTAGTTGTATTAAACTTAGGAGCAGATGATACTGCTGCGACTGGAACAGGAACTTCTGCTTCCTCTCTGTAAACAGGAGCAGGTGCAGGAGCACTATTCAAAACCAAATTCAGTCTTGCCTGTAACTCTTCATATGTCTTGAACTGGTCTGGTGCTGTGAAAGCTTTGAGACTGTGTTCCTGTTTATAAATGGCTTCCAATTCAGAATCATCTGAACTAAGAGCACTAGGACTATCAAACTCACTGCTATCATAATTCCAAAATCCAGCAACTGTCTTAATCTTCAACTTGAAGTTAGCACCTTCCCAAAGATCAAAGACATCAATTGGTGTCTCATCTTGGAACTCAGGTTGCATTGCTGCTAGGATCTTATCAAAGATCTTCTTACCATAACGATAAAGGAATACTTTTCCTTCATTGCTAGGATCGTTTGTGTCTTTAACAACGTAGATATTACTGTAGTAAGACAGTCTACGCTTTTGCTTACGTGCTAACTCTTTTCCTTCTTCTGTACCTGCATTCCAATGTTGTCTGTTGATCTCTCCAACTGGATCCTTTTGATTAAGGGTTGTTAGAGAATTTTCAATGTACCAACCACCTGGTCCTTGGAAGGCATGACTATAAAGTTTTGCCCAAGGAAGACTAGGTGTATCACCTTCGATATCTTGCTCTGGTGGTGGAAGGAATCTAATGACTGCGTATCCACTTCCTGATGCATCTAATCCTGGTTTCCATAACCTTTCATCAGTGTTACTATTACTACTCGTCTTCTCTATTTCTTTCTGTAAAAATTCAAAATTAGCTTGACTTTTTCTCTTTAATTCTGCAAATGACATATGATTGTTTTAGATTTAATTGGATTTGTTTAGGGTGGGAGGTTGGATTCCTGTATTACCAACAAGAGACGGGCATTACTACAGTAGTAAATTTTACATCTCTGCCTGAGACCCGACTGGTAAGTC